CCGCTGGCATGCTGAAATTGCGTGTGGGGTGGGCGTTGGGCGCTACAGTATTAGAGGCAAAATCCAATGGCACAAGTGGAACCATTTAACCTGTATCTGGGCCCAGCCAAAACCGGCGTTGCGCTTGGGGCAATTGTCTATGAAGCGGATGGCACAACTGTTTACGCTGCGTTTTCCACAGTCGGTTGGTACGAAGAACCGGACGGCACCGGCGACTGGCACCACCCGGGCGTTTCGTTTCCTGAAGCGGGCGGGGTGATGGCCTATGGTATCAGTGGCGTTGAGTATCGGCGCGTCTCAATCGGCGCCGCACCGACCGGCTTTGCCACGCCAACGAATGTGAGCGACGCGCAGACGGCGATTATTGCCGCTATCCCAGACACGACGGCCATTGTGGACGCCATTAAAGCCTATGCGGTGGAGGCCGGCGTGACGTTCAACGATGCGCTGCGCATCATTCTGGCTGCCAACGGGGGCGGGTATCTCGCCAACGATCCCAACGACCCGACCGAGCTTATTTTCTATGCGCCAGATGGCACAACGCCGCGCCTGACGTTTGCGTTAACAACCACGACCCGGACGGTGGCGTAATGCACCGGGCAAAACGAATCGCGCTGCGTGGTTGGCGCCGAGCGCTGAATATTGCGACGTTTGGCTACTATCCGTTTTACGACGTGGCGACAGGTAAGGTGTGCGTCGGCGACATCGCCATGACGATACCCGGCGCAACGTTTAGCATGAGCATACCAAGCGCTGCGTTTGCGATGGCATTGCCAGAGGCGTCAGTTGCCATGACCCTACCGGCGGCAACACTTAGCATGACCGTGCCAAGCGCAACGATTGACATAGAGGACTGTGAGTAAATGGCCACAACGATAACCGTCACACCAGCGGAAGAGGGCACCGCCAAGGTTGCCGTCTCCAGTTTCACCGACGAAGCCGGCACCGCTGTCACGCCGTCCGCCATCACCTGGACGCTGACCGACCGACGCGGCACCGTCATTAACGCGCGCTCAGCCGTGACCGTCACGCCCGCGGCATCCGTGGCGTTTCTGCTGGCCGGTGACGACCTCGCGGTGACCACGGCCACCAGCACCGAACGCCATCTACTCATTACCTGGACGTACAACAGCACGTTAGGCAGCGGGCTAACGGGGCGGGCCGTGGCGGTGTTCGAGATTGAGCAGTTGGTGGGGGTGAGTTAGAGATCGGATAGGCAAAAACAGCGTGTTGTGGTATAATGGAAGTCTATAAAATAGCGGTTGTACAGGTGATGGAAACACCTATACAACCTCCCCAATTCGGTATCAAAGGAGGATACAGAATGGATACTTCTATTGTAACATCAGACGAACAGAATGCGCTATCTGGACTCAGTAAGAAACATCAGCGTTTTCTGATTTCATACCTAAGGTGCTGGAATAAAACTGAAGCATACATGCAAGCTTACGGGTGTGACTATGATTCGGCCAGGTCGAGCGGGCCGAGATTACTGTTGAGACCAGAAATACAGGACGCTCTCCGTAAGCATTCCGCCTTTGAAAAAACGTTGGCGGGCAAGAATACGCCAACGAAGATTAATACTATTGCTGCAACTTGGGTGTACGTTATTCGCTCAGATAATGGGCTTTTCAAGATAGGCGTAACGAACAACGTTGCAACGAGATTGGCGGCTCTAGATACAGCCAGTCCTGTCGTACTAAGTGTGTTTGCGGTACTAGAATCTAACAGGGCGCGGTCGATAGAAGCCGAATTGCACAAACGATTTACACATCTACGCAAGCGCGGCGAATGGTTTTCTTTAGGCCAAGATGACTTGGATTTTTTGGTTGAGAAGTATGGCTTTATCAGCGAAGCATCAGCAGTTTGTCAATGAGTACCTGATGTGTTGGAATCAAACAACTGCGTATCAGCGCGTTTACGATGTGGATGAAAACATTGCTCGTCCAAGTGCGTCCAGGCTGTTAACAAATGTTAACATCCAGCAGGAGATACAGCGGCGTATTGATGAGCACGCCATGAAGGCCGATGAAGTGCTTGCGCGTCTTGCTGAACATGCGCGCGGCGACATGGACGATTACCTGAATGATGACGGTGGAATCGACTTGCAAAAAGCGCGGAAAGCACGAAGAACGCGCCTATTGAAAAAGGTAAGTACGAGGCGCGTGGTACGCACGAAAGACGATGAAGAGATCGAGGATACGACAACTAGCATTGAATTATACGACGCGCAGGCCGCATTGGTACAACTAGGCAAGCACCACAAGCTGTTTGTCGAGCAGAGCGAAAGACGCAATTTCGATGTTGACCTAGACGATTTGACTGATGATCAGTTGGATAGGCTGATTGATGGCGAAGATATTTTCAAGGTGATAAAGAGTGACCGAACTTCAGCTTAGGGCGAGAATTGAAAAGGAGCGCCGGCGCCGCGGGTTATCTGGCAAAAGCCGCTTCGAGCCATACCGCTTTGAGCCAATCCGCTACATCATCGAAAAACTGGGTTGGCATCCTTGGGCCGGTGACGCTGAGCATCCTGGTCAGGTGGAAGTGCTACAAGCCTATGAGTTAGCATTGCGTCAACTCCATGAGCGCTACGACTATGAGCAAGGTACCCTGTCCACTGACCAGCTACAATACTGGACACCTGGCCAGGTAATAAAGAATAGAATACGTGTGGAGTCTGGCCACACGATAGGTAAAAGCAAGGTGGCATCCGGCATCCTGTCCCACTTCTTTGACACCTGCACACCGAGCATCATCTACAGCTTTGCGCCAACTGCCGAGCAGATTAACGACTTGCTGTGGAAGGAAATCAGGACCGACCGGCGCAAGAACAAGCTGCCGGGCCGCGTGGCGAAAATACCACAGTTAAGTTTCGACGGTGACGATCACGCTGACCATTTCGCCAAGGGGCGCGCCACCAACAATAGCGGCACGGAGGGCATCCAGGGGCAGCATGGCAAATACCTGATGTTCGTAATTGATGAGGCTGAGGGGGTGGCCGACTTCGTCTTTGATGCTATCGAATCAATGACCAGTGGCGGTATAGCGATTGTGCTGATGTTGGCGAATCCACGCACACGAACGAGCCGCTTTTACAAGCAACGCAGTCGCGCCGATGTGGCAAACTTTCGCATCTCGTGTGTCTACCATCCGAACGTATTGTCGGACCGGGAGGTAGTGCCGGGCGCCGTGCGGCGTGAGTACGTAGAGAACATGGTTAGGGATCATGCTGTCGAGGTGGATGAACATAGCGAGGATGACCACACGTTTGAGCTACCGTGGCGGACAGGCGTCATTTATCAGCCTGATGCAGAATGTATGTTTCGCGTCCTGGGCATTGCGCCGTCCAACATTGCCGACAATACATTCGTGCCAGTGGGGCGCTATGAGGCAGCCACCAAGCGCACACCGGTCAGTCATGAGCCAACTGTAGCGCGTATCGGCATTGACGTGGCACGATACGGCACCGACCAGGGCACCATCTACTGCCGCCATGCTGGGCTGGTGTGGCGAGAAGCAGTAATCCAGGGGCAAGACACCAACGCCTACTTGCACAAGTTGCGCCTGCTATTAGAGCGTTTGCACATGACAGGTGTGAGGCGGGTTGAGGTGCGTGTCGATGGAGGTGGCGGCTACGCTTCCGGCATTCTGGACCCGCTCAAGATAGACATGGCCCTGCACGGCAAGTTTCAGCTTACGCTGTACGAGGTGCATTTTAACGGTGTCCCCAAAGACGCGGCCAGCTATTACGATCTAGGCACTGAAATGTATGCCCATGCCGGTGAAACGCTGAAGGGGATCGCCATTCGTCGGGCGCCGCCGTTGCTGGAGTCTGACCTAACAGAACGCACCTATAAATTCGTAAACAGTAGCGGTATATCGGTGAAGAAGTTGACAGACAAACAGCAGTTTAAAGATAAAAACGGGCGTTCACCTGATGACGGTGACGGGTTCGTGTTATGCGTGGCGCCTGATTTCCTGTTCTTTGTTCCGTCAATGCCGCTCGTTCAAGGTAAGTCAAAAGGTTGGTAGACATGGCATGGTACACACGATTCATTCAATTCTTTCAGCGGAAACCGGCGCAACCGGTGATCGTGCGCGCCATGCCAAAAGGTCGCACGTCGGTGGATGCGCTGGACAGTTTCTCATCGAACACTTGGGTATTGGCCGCGCCACAGAACTACGAGCAGAACTGGCAACTACTCAATCTGTCGTCAAAAGACTTTGACCAGATTGCCCCGACGCGCATCCTTGAGATGATGGCCGACCTTTCGCCAGAGGTCAGCCGGGCGCTGTGGGATTTCCTGCGCATGTGCAACCCTGGCTATGAGGTAAAGGTGACGCGCCCTGGCAGTGACCAAGAAGACGCCCGCGGCCAGGCTGCCGCGCAGGCGTTCATTGACAGCCTGTCAGACCAGTATGGTACGTTTGACATCGTAGTCGGGCGCCTATTCACCGGGGCGTTCCTGCGCGGTGCGCTGTGTGCTGAACTTGTGTTGGACAAGCGCGGTCGCTTCCCGATTGACATGGCCACGCCCGACCCGTCGTCGGTGCGCTTCCGTCGTCGCACTGATCCAGAGCGCGCGGACGTGTGGCAGCCGGGCCAGTGGCAGGATTACAACTTTGTACCGTTGGACATTCCCACATTCCGCTATGTGCCGATTGACCCGCTGCCATCGTCGCCTTATGGCCGGCCACTGGCCGCGCCGGCATTGTTCACAAGTCTGTTCTTGCTTGGCGTGATGCACGACTTGCGGCGCGTCATCCAGCAGCAAGGTTATCCGCGCATTGACATCAGTATCGACATTGCGAAAATTCTTGAATCGGCGCCACAACTGGCCGCCAACACAGACCAATTCAACAACTGGGCCACGTCGCTTGTTACGCAGGTGGAGAATGCTTACTCGCAGCTACAACCCGATGACGCCTATATTCACACGTCAAATGTGATTGTCAACCGGCCAGTTGGCACGGTAGACGCCGATTCGCTTGGCGGCATTGATGCCATTATCACGGCACTAGAACGCATGGCGGTGCGTGCGTTGAAAACCATGCCGCTGATGTTGGGGATCACGGATAATATCGGTGACGTGCAATCAAATCGCCAATTCGAGATCTTCGCCGCCGGCATTAAGAGCATCCAGCATTACGCCGAAACCATGTTGGGTCGGCTGTTCGGCTTGGCATTAGAAGCACAAGGCATCCAGGCGAAAGTTGAGTTTACCTTTGCTGAACTGCGCGCTGCTGAGATGTTGCGGGACGCCCAAACCGAAACCATGCAGATTGCCAACGAGAAAGCGAAGCGCGATGAAGGGTGGCAGACACAAGATGAGGCCAGTATTGCGGTGACCGGCTCGCCCGCGGTGGGGCCAGCACCTGTGCAGCAGCAACCGCAAGCCGGCATTGTGCAGGATGATGGCGACGGCAACGAGCTACTGAACGCGCAGAATAACGCCGTGTGGCTGACGGAGTTGCGGCAGGGGCGGGCTATCGTGGCGGATGCGCTAGATGCTATACAATTGAATGGTTACCATCAATAGTATAGTTTGATAGCAAAGGAGATTTCTATGCCAGTGGACCTAAATAGAGACGATCATAGCGATTCCATCAAGCAGCAAATTGAAGACAAGATTGTTGATTTACAGGTCGAGGTAAGACTTTTACCCGAAGGACTAAATAGCGGTTACGATATACGACTGGGCGATGGACATACCTGGGCAACGACTATTGTAGCGCCGCACAATCCACACATGGCGGGCTGGAATGAAAGACTAACCAGAATTGTGCATGGGCTTATCCAGAGATACGCAAGCGAACGGTATCTAAAGAAATGACCATGCACACGATTGACCGCCATTTAGCCACCGGCTTGACCAGGATGCAGCGCGCTTATGACGCTGTGCTGTCGGTGCGTGGCGCGGCTATCGACCGCTACAATATCAAGAAAACCGCGCTTGATGAGGAGTGGCAAGCCGAACTTGAGCCAATCATGCGTGACCTGTACTGGCATCCATTTCGCAATGGGCTAGACGAAGCGCCAACCGGCAAGCGCGAGTTACGCCAGTGGCTCAAGCGCAAATACAGCGACGACGCAGCCGTGATCGCCATCCTGCTGTTACTCCTGCAACGCTACCATAGGCGGGCGGCCAACCTTGGCGGCCAGACGGCGTTGGACACGCTCGACATTGACGCCGCTTTCAACCTGACGAATGCGGACTATCTACAGGTAATGATTGAGCGCTCCGAGATGCTCGTCACGCAAGGCAGCGAACAGAGCCTAATTGACACGACCATTGGCGATCTGACGGAGGCGGTAACCGAGGCGCGCAAAGTCGAAACCGGCATTCTGTTGGCGCTTAGCGCTTATATTGCCACCAGAGCCGCACAGCGCACGGTGCTGATTGAACGCTACGAACGTCCGTGGGCCGTGAATAACGCGCTCCAGTGGACACAGCAAAACAACGGCATTCAATACCACATGTACGACGTGAATGGCGTTGGCTGCGTCAAGATTTGCGCAGAGTGGCACGGGCGGGTGTTTCCGTTGGGCGGCTCGCCGGTAAGACTGCCACAACACAGTGGCTGCGATTGTATATGGTCAACCGTTCGCTACGACGGGCAGGTTGTCGGTATGCCGCCGGTTACTGTGTCCGTGCCAGGTCTACCACCGTGGCAGCCGCCGGCGCTACCGTGGACAGGAGGGATCAACCCGTGACCGAAACCAAGAAAAAGGCCGTGTACCGTTGCCCCAAGTGCCGCAGTTCATTATGCAGCGAGATCCGCAAGACTGCGCACATCTACCAGTGTCAGCTATGCCAAACTGTATTCCGTGTGAAGACGGACCCGCGCCAGACGCACACGACCGATAAGCGAGAGGCAAGACCTCTTTAGGACTACCGAGGTGTTAGACATGTCAGTATTGACCGAGCGTGAAAAAGAAGTGGTCAGTTTGTTGGCTCAGGGTAAGAGCCAAAGCATTATCGCTCGCCAGTTGGTAATCAGCCGCTACACCGTCTACAACCACGTCCGCAACATTCGGCAGAAAACCGGCGCCGCATCGGCCTTTGAAATCGCCGTGCAGATGATAAGGCAATCGAGCCGCTAAGCAAAGATAGTCACATTTAGGCATATACAGAATTTTTGAACCCGCTACACTTAGGTGTAACGGGTTCTTTTTTTTGTACGGAGAAATCATGGAAGACCTTTATTCATATTCTGCAAGGGTTAGTCGGGTTGATGCACAGGAGAGACAAGCGGACCTGTTGACATCTGCCAAAAACAAGAGCGCCCACGATCCAACGATCTTCGATGAGCGCACGCCTTTTTTCTGGACGGCTGAAATTTCTTCTGGTGTGGTCGATGCATATTCGACGTTCATGTTGCCGTCAACTTTGGAGAATTTTGCATCTGGAGCGCGGTCCGGCATTTCCTTCCTCAACAGCCACCGACACAACGAATTGCCTTTTGGCCGCAGCATTGATGGGCGCGTGATTAGCGACGGCCAACGCCAGCGGGTTGTTGCAGACTTTTACATTTTGCCAGGGCTGAATCTAAA